AACACTATATGTGAAGTGGTGCATCAAGGACCAACATCTAAGTGGTGGAAAGAAGAACACGACAAAGATGTTCCAATTAGAAATAAGTGTCAGTTTAGTTGGTTCTGTGATGGCAAGTCTGACGAAATTAACGATGTGTACGCATACTCAGGACTATATCTTTTAGCGACAAAAGTATTAGATGGTCGTTATGATGGTATGATTGAGGGGTCTACACATTATCATGCAACTTATGTAAATCCTTATTGGGCAAAGACGAAAACATATATTGCTCAAATAGGTGACCACATTTTTTATAGATGGGATTAAAATAATATGACTACAAATCCAGAACCGATGACTCCAAGAAGATTTTCTAATATAGTAGAAGGTATAGTAAGAGAAAAGCAAGTTAATTATATGGATGCAATTCTTATTTATTGTGAGAAACATGAACTTGAACCTGAAGACATTCGTAAGTTTGTAAGTAAAACACTTAAAGAAAAAGTAGCATTAAATGCACAAGACTTGCATTATCTTCCTAAGACAACTGCAGAATTGCCGGTATGATGACAGAAATTGATTTATGGTCAACTCGACTGTATGAGTTTTACTTTTCGGAGGACCAGATTGACGCATCCAGACTTGAACTTGATGCATATAGAAATAAAAATTCTAAGAATAAACAAAGTCCAGCATTATATTATACCACTTTTAATAATCCGACAATCTTAGATGCCGGCGATGCAACTAGTGAATTATTATCTCTTGTAGAGTGGCAGATAACAAAGCACACAAAACAAAAATGGACAATCAATTCATCTTGGGTGAACTATGTTCCTAAGAATAATGTTCATAGTATGCATAGACATGGTGATGATAATATGATGTGCGGCATTTTATATTATGACAATATAGGTGGGACAGATTTTTATGACCCTAGAGTTCAAATATATAATGATGTTGCACAAGAGATTAAATCTGAGAAGGGAAAGTGTATATTATTTCCTGGTTGGTTGATGCATGAGATGTATCCTCACAATGAAGAAGTTGAACGTGTTACACTACCATTTAACATGAATAGAGTAGAATTGTGAGGCAAACTTTTCGTATGAATGAATTCGATGCTTTTAATGTGTATCTTGCTTTCAAGTTACATTTCACAACAGATAGATATGATATCACTAAGACTAGAGGTGCAGTCAAAACAAAGAATGAGACCTTCTATAAAAGAAGCGACCAATTCAACTTTACTAAATTGGCAAAGGAGTTTAGTGAAGATGAGTTACCTAAGTTTTTAATTGCTAATCATGTTGATGGTAATAGATGGGGTGGAGCATTCATATATGAAGAGGCACTTCAGGTTTATAATAAATGGAAAGGTCGTCTACAGAGTTTAACACAAAATTTTAGAGATGACCTGGAACAGATTTGCTCAGAACTTGCTTATGAAGAAGTAAACAAGTTTGACAAATGCTTTGTAGTAAAGGATGAACAACATCCATTGTTGCTACAAATGTACAGTCGTGGAGATGTAAAAATCGAAACGATGTTAATACTAGACGCTATTAACAACTATCTGTCATATTGGGACAAGACACTGAAAGATGATTTCTTTTGGAAAGAAGAACGGCGAAAGTTAATTAAATACCGACCTTTTCTTGATTTTGATGTTGACAAATACAAGGTAATAATGTATAGTAGAACACAGAAATATGACGAAACTAACGTGTAAGTCATATAAATAGTCTTATACATTATGAAACATATGTGGATAAGATAAACTTATACAACGCAATATAACGTACATACGAGGTAAATACAAATGACAAATTTTGCACAACTTAAAAAGTCTAACGACAATCTTTCACGCCTACTTAACGAAGTAGAAAAAGTAAACACCCCACAACAATCCAACAACAGCAACAACGATGACCGCTTCTGGCGTCCAGAGTTAGATAAGTCTGGTAATGGTTTTGCTGTTATTCGTTTTCTTCCAGAGAGCGAAGGTGAAGAACTTCCTTGGGTTCGTATCTTTAATCATGGGTTTCAAGGTCCTACTGGTAAGTGGTATATTGAGAACTCTTTGACAACGCTTAATGAAAAAGACCCTGTTGCAGAGTACAACTCTGTTCTATGGAACTCTGGTACAGAAGCAAACAAAGATATCGCACGAAAGCAAAAGCGTAGACTTTCTTACATTGCCAATGTTCTCATTGTTTCTGATCCGAAGCATCCTGAGAATGAAGGTCAAGTCAAACTGTTTAAGTTTGGTAAGAAAATCTTTGATAAGATTATGGATGTGATGAAACCTCAGTTCGAAGATGAGAGTCCTATTAACCCATTTGATCCTTGGGCAGGAACTAACTTCAAACTGAAAATTCGTAAAGTAGAAGGTTTTACCAACTACGATAAATCTGAATTCGATAGTGTATCACCACTCTTTGAGGGTGACGATGCTAAAATCGAAGCATTGTGGAAAACACAATATAAACTGCAAGACTTTCTTGCACCTTCTAACTTCAAGTCATATGAAGAACTGAAGGCAAAACTTGATTTGGTATTGAATGCTAATGCAGATGTACCAAGTTATACTCCTTCTGCACCTGTTAGACAACAGACCGCAGAGGAGACAGTGCCTTGGGTAGCAGAAGAGAAATCTACTACACCAACGCCAGCAATGTCAGCACCAGTACAAGAAGATGAAGATGATGAAGCAATGTCATACTTCTCCAAACTTGCCGCTGATGACTAAGAAAACTATAGGAGAACGTGGAAGTTATTCCTTTGTGTGATATGCGCCTTATACTAGTTTGGTCTACATGCGCTTGCTGTAGGTATCACACAGAAAAATAACAGTATATAAATAATGTAAACTTAAAAAGAGGACCTTGTGTCCTCTTTTTTTTATAAATAGTCATAACAACTTGAGTTGAAACTTTCCCTTACAACATGATATATGATACAACACCGAAAGAGGGGTATCATCATTATGTTAGCAGAATTAGCATTAGCATCTGCGGCGTTCAATACTGTAAAAGAATTCATAAGCAACGGAAAAGAACTGTACGATTGTGGTGAGCAACTGGTCGGTTATTTTGATGCAAAAAATTCTTTACAGAAAAAAGTAAATAACGCAGGCGGAAACAAATCTGACTTAGAAGAGTTTATGGCACTTGAAAAACTCAAGGCACAAGAAGATGAACTCCGAGAGATGATGATTTATACAGGTCGTGCTGGCATGTGGCAAGACTGGTTACAATTTCAAAAGCAAGCGGCAGAGAAAAGACGCGAAGCGGAAATCGCCGCAAGAAAAGCGGCAATAGAAAGACATGAAAATATAATGGAGTGGATTCAACTTACCGCGGCATTAACCGCAGGTACGGCAGTATGTTCGCTTCTAGTGTGGTTGTTCTATACCTTTGCGTATCTACCTAAGTACGGTTAATCAACCACACATTACCGATACGACATTCATGCGTAATGCGAATGGTAAGATTGCTACTGCGAGTAGGAATTGCGTAGCAACTATGATAAGCATTGTTCTATTCAATTGAGTACTTCTTTAACTTGTGTATCAATAGAGTACGACCGATACCTAGACGTTTTGCCGCGTGTGATTTGTTATTGTTCGAAATCGCCATCGCATCGACTATTCTTCTCTTCTCTAATTCTTCTAACTCTGTAGATAGTTTAGTCTCTGATGTTGCCCACATCTCTGCTAGATTTTTGAGTTCTGTGTACCATACGTCTTGCTCTTCTGCGTAACTTGCTGTTTGTCTCATGTTGATGATGATCCTATTGGTTTACATTGCCATTCTACTGTCTGGAAAGGTCCATCAGGTGGAATCTCAGTATACTCATTTAATGCAATTTCGCATTGTTTCTGTGTATCAAACCATTGTACGTCTTGTGATACGCATTGCATCATTTGTGTGTCTAGACATGCAGTGAGCATTATGTGCCATATTGTATTCATTGCTTTTCTTCTTTCACTATTGGTTTAACTGCAGTCTCACATTGTCCGCAACAGTCAGAAGTTCCGCAATTTTGATGCAATTCTGTTATCTCTTTCTTGCTCTCTGTCTTCACTTGTTGATTGTTCATTGCTGTCATTTTCTTTTCTTTCTCTGTCATATAACCATTTATTCTTCATTTTAAAATTATGAATTCTCATCTTAATGTCATGAACGACTTTATCTCTATTATCTATGCTCATTTGTATACCGTCACTTTGCTAGGATCAACAGTCACTATCTTACATATTGCACTATAATCACGCTGTCTATTCATGCGATTTGCAAAATATAAACATCTGTCTATATCGTAGAAGTACATAGGTTGCGTTCTTTGTTCGCTTCCTTGAAGCATTACGACTAGCATGAATACATGTAACATTTCTTTTGCTTTCTCTCTGTCACATGTGCATAATATTTGCTTTAAGTATTTATGTTAAAACTAATTTGATTTTAATGTCAAGATGTTGACACCCAAATTATAAATAACTGAGTAAGACCTCAACCAATAAAGGAAACAAACAATGCAAAGAATAATAACATCTGTTGTTATTGCATTTGTTATGATTTCGTTTAGTTCTATGTCTTTCAGTGCTGATCCTATTGTCACTGATAGTACGTCTAGAAGTGATGTGAATAGCAATAGCAATTCAAAGACCACTGTGAAATCTCCACCACCTAGTGCTATTTCGCCTTCAATTAATAACTCTAATAGTGATGTATGTACAATTGCTTTTAGCGGAGCAGTACAAACACAAGTATTAGGTTTCTCAGGCGGTTCGGCAGTCAGAGATATGAACTGTGAACGTCTTAAACTCTCAAAAGTCCTCTATGATATGGGTATGAAAGTAGCGGCAGTCTCTAACATGTGTCAAGATGAGCGTGTCTTTGATGCTATGGAGATGGCAGGTACACCTTGTCCGTTTATGGGTAAAATCGGAGATGA